AGGAACATGACAGAGAACCACCAACCTCGTTTGGCCTTAAGGTCTTGATCAAACTGAATCTCTTCTTCGTTCAAAGTACACCTCCAAAATAAATCATAATGAACTCAACTATTGGATCAATCCAATAAAGAAGGTCATCAATGCCATTGAGCTTCCTCAAATGTGGATCGATCAAGATTGGACAACACATAGTCAAGACATAGAATATCATGATCATGAAGAAGCGGACAATAAACCACTCAAGCCACTCTTTTAGTTTCTTGTCTCTCATTCTGCTCTTGATCTTCTTTGGTCCACCAAGTCGCTTCACTTTCTCACTGCTTGGAGGAGGTTGCAATGATTCAATGCTTGCTCCCACTGTGTAAATGATCTGAGGTTCTTTTACTCCTTTGAAGCGATACATACCTGCACAAGCATAACGAGTACCTTTTGGAGTGAAGTTGTTAGTCCTTCCCTTGATCGCCTTCATTGCTTCAGCTGTGAGCAAGACTTGACCGGCCTGACAAAGAGACATGGTTCTTGCTGCTATGTTCTTGGCTATGCCTTCCAACTCAATAGACTTTGCTCCTGTGAGTGTGTAAATCTCATCTTGCTTGACTTCAACAACAGTTCCCCAATGTATGCCAATACGACAACCAAGTTTGATCCTCTTTGGAATTGTCTCTTGGTAGATCAAGGCAAAGTTAACAGCATCAATTGGGCGTTCAAAGCTGAGAAGGAAGCCATCACTTCGGTCTATCTCTCGACCATTAAACTTGAAGATCAAAGACCTTGTAAGTCTGTCATGATGTTGAAGCCACTTGGCCGCTTGCATAGCTCCAGCTTTTTGAACAAACTTGGTTGAGCCAATCAGATCAAGAAGGACGATTGCAAGTTTGGTCTCAATTAGTTTCATTAAAAGCTCCTAGTCTTCCCACCTCCGACAGTCACTTTTCTAGTTCTACCACGACCGCCACTTCTTGGCTTATACTTTTGATCAACCACACTATCATTCCAGTTGAATGTTATGCAGTCATAACGAAGAGCATCAAGCGGATCCTCTCGACCATCTTTCTTTGGTTGTTCCTTGTTATCCCAACCATAAGACAGAAGAGCTTTTCTTAAGCTGTTGCCTGTTGCTCTTTCTCCCTTCTCCCACACTTCTTTGGTGATCAAATACTTCTTAGAGTTGAATGCTCTTTTAAGCCTTTGAACACCATTGAGAATGTCAACTTTGATTGGATCGCTAGTATGACGAAGAGGAACACCTATCCCTTCAGGAGGTTCCCTTCTCATTACTCGAAAAGCACTTTGACCGGTTTGGTCATTTCGAGCCTTGCCTGCTTTGTCCGCCACTCCTGTATCTAACCAAATACGATCTGAAGGAGCTTTGTCTTTGAGTGATCTAGGCCAAGCAATTGACAAGATCAAGGTTGTGAGTTGCTCAGTTGTCACTTCTTTGGGATTGATCTCATGGCATATCACTGTTGCATCAAGCTCTTCATCATAGGCCATAATCAAAACACTTGGTTTCCTGAAGCCCCAGTCAATTGCGATTCGGCCTGTCATGGTTGGCTTGTATTCCCAACCTTCAATGACATGGCTTGCTTCATTAAACTCTTGGTAGATCAAGCCTGTTGGAGGTTTAGGCTTGTTCATGATCATGGCTTCACGCTCTTCAGCAGGTAGCATTTTGGTAGCTTCAAACCATTCATCAGCAAGGTTATCTTGGTTGACATAGGAGGAGAAGAAAAGAGGAGCTATGTTTTGGTTCTCTGCCATATTTACCCACCAAGCATCGACCACAGGCAAGCCCACCAAGATCAAGATTGGACTTGGTCCAGCTCGAAGACGACCAAGAGCTTTGTGAGCTACCTCTTGGGTAAGTGTTTGACATTCATCAATTAGACAGACACCACTTGTCACATTGAGACCTTCAAGAGGATTGTGTGTTGCTTCTCTTGTCCCCGGTCGAAAGTAGGAACGACACCACACTTGACTCCCTGTGTGATGGTCAGTCCACTGCTTCATGGTGTGATTGTAAGTCCAACCAAGAGGAGCAAGCCACTTCTCCATCTCAGGCATTAACACCGAATTGTATCTTGGTGTAGTGTCAGTCACTAGCAAACTAGATGTTCCAGGTCGAGTTTTGGATAGATAAAGAATGGAGAAGACCAAAGCTGAAGTCTTGCCACTTCCCCAACCACACCTTGCAGCAATGACCTTGTCTTTTCGAGTGATCCCCTTGATGATCTCCAATTGAAGAGGATTGAGCTTGATCTCTTTCATTTTATATCCTATAAACAATTCGTCAGACTTATGTCAGAGTCTCAATCTTCCTCTTTGTTGACTCCATCGGAGAGGGAGATTGAGTTCTCCTTATTCATTGAAGCTTCTAATTGTTGCATCATGCTAAGCACCTCTTGGCTTCCATCACTTTGTTGAGCAACATTCATTTCAAGTTTCTTGTGATCGCCATATTCATCAGGGAATCGCTTTTGAAGTCTCCAAGCATAAGCTCTCCAATCAAGCTTGTCTTCTGCACACCTATCCAACTTAGCCAAAAGAACAGCTTCAGAGAATCGAATGGCGGCAATACATTCTTCAGCCCACTCTTCACTCTCTTCAAACCAACGATAGTAGGTTGACTCTGAGATTCCAGCTTGTGAAGCGGCTGCCTTGATGGTCATGCCTGTCCTAAGATTTTCAAGAAGGCTTTCCTTCTTCCTTGCTCGCTCGATCTCTGCTTTGGTCTTGGCTCTCCTCTTCGGCTTCACTGTCTTCTGTGTCTTCGAGGTCTTCTTCTTGGCTGTTGTCTTCTTGGCTGTTGTCTTCTTCTCTGTTCCAACCATAGTATTCTCCGATCACGCTCCACATGGTTTGATATAAGGCTTCACTCTCTCGATGAAGAGGAGAGCAGTCTCGATCCACTAAACGCTTTTTAATCTCAGCAAGAGTCCTGAGAACTTCAAGCTCTCTCTCGTGCGTGCGTATTGCTTTCATTTCTTCTTTTTCAATAGTCAAAACATACCTCATTCATTATCTGATTAAATTGCTTAATTGCCCTAGCTCTTGCTTCTTCTTCAAGCAGTTCTTTACGCTTCAATCGTTCACTCTGTTTTGATCGTTTTGTTGGTCGAATGATTTTGATGCCTTTACAATAACGATAAATTAAGCCAATCCCAATGATCTGATCTTTGTCAGTACGATAGCCTTCTTCGGCTAAGATGATCTTTATATCATTCACATGAGTATTGGCTCTTTTTAATTCAATCGCTCGATCTCTTGCAGTCATGATTAGTCCTTGAATAAAGCGGCCATTGAAATAGGGAAGCGTTCTTCAAGAGTGTTTCTGATTTGCCTTGCAACCTCTCTTGTTTCGGGCTGTGCGTGCTCATGATCTCTAAGCTTGATGAACTTGGACCAGTTGTGAAGATTGCCTGTCATGTAGAAAGTTGTATAAGTGCTTTGAGGAAGAATACCTCTTGCAAGTTCTCTGCTCACACCTTGTTCAAGAAGTTGATGATAAGAAGCAAGAGCAAACTCAACAGCCAACTTGAACACACCTTCAGCTTCATTGCTTTCAATCTCGCCTTCACTACATTGTAGATTATCCTTTGCTTGACCTCTCATTGAATTAGGAGTCCAACAACTGACTTGCTCAGAAGTGTAGCGTCTACTTACCTCATTGAATGAGAAAGTTCTATGTCTCATGATTTGAGACCGGACAAACAGAGGACAAGTGATCAAGAAGGTAGCAGCACAATGTTCAAAAGGAGAAGTGTGACCATGTGAAGCTAAGAAGTGAATGAGCTTTTCATCTCGCTGAGATAATCGAGCGACCTCATGATTATCTTTCAAGAAGCTGACTCTTGCAGCGTCAACCACTCGCTTGTCATTTCCCATGACATCAATAAGTTGAGCTTGGCCTTGTCCATCATGGTAGAGCTTAGTCATTCTTTTCTCTCTTTGCTTTCATTCTGCTTCTGATAACAGCAGCTTTATTCTTCTCTCGATAAGCTTGCTTTTCTTCCTCTGTCATCTGACTCCAGCGTCTTCTTTTATATTCTCGATCTCTTTGTCGTCTAGCTTCTAACTCTTCAGGAGTCTCAGCAAGTTTCATCATTTGATATTTCATTCTTTTATATCGAAGAACTTCTTCTTTTTCTTCTTCGGTCATTCGTTCAAGCATAAGCTTCCGATATTCTCTTTGATATATTCTTTGATATTCTCGCTTAGCTTCTTTCTCTTCTTCGGTCATAATTACCCCAAAAGCGGATCATTCAAGAACTTATGAACAAGCTTTCTATGTCGATTAAGAATGATCTCTAGGTCATTGATCTTTAAATCTTTATCTTCAAGTTGGCGAGTCAACTCTTTAGTTCGCTCCTCAATTTCTGTGTTATGACTATCTTTGAGAATATATCTTGGATCAGCCCAACCAGGTCTATGTTTTCCATCATCCCAACCAGGTTTGAATCTTTTTAATGCTTCATACTCAACTTGATTAGATTCAATCGTTTTTTTTAATTCTTCACATTGAGCTTCAAGGTCTTCTTTATCATGGAGGATATTGAAGTGTTCTGTTTTTAGGTCTCTATATTGATTCTTTAGTTTATCAATTTCTGCTTTGTATGCTTCAATTTGAAGTTCAGTGTGATCTTGAGTTTGATCTTGAGTCATGTCGGTTTCCTCAAATAAATCTTCTTGATTATTTCTTAAGCTTCTTATCCAATCTCTGATTTTTTTATTTTTCTTTTTACCCCAAGTGCTTTTATTACACATAAAGCTTTTCAGGTATGAGCTACAACGACCAAGTTCTATTGAAATCTCTTTTAGATTTTTACCATCCTCTAATCCTCTTTTGATTATTTTCAGCTTTTCAAGATCAAAAAGTTCATTCACCAAATGAGACAAATCTTCTTCAACCTCGCTTGGTGTTGAATCTTCTTCAACCTCGCTTGGTGTTGAATCTTCTTCAACCTCGCTTGGTGTTGAATCTTCTTCAACCTTGCTATTGAACTCTAGTTGTTTAACTTCTTCTTGTTCAATCCATGTTGTGTTTTGCATTGGTTGAATCAATGAAGAGTTTGAATAATCAATCCAATTATGTTCTGAGTCTCTATTCTGGATTGATTCTATTTTTTCATGAAGTTCAATTTCAGATAAGCTTGTAAGTTTTTTAAATACTTCAAAGGGAGCAGTTAGATAAAAGTCTTCATAACAATAATTATGATCTTCAAAAGTCATGCTTTGAGTATTTTCAGCATAATCTTCAATGTCAGTTTTAAGTCTTCTTATATTTATGTTTGTTTTTACTTTATTCCAAAACTTAAATGAATCAATTCTGCAATATGTAGAACCAGCACCCCAATGAGTCATGATTTTATACTCTGTATATTTAGCAAAGGCTTGTGATGGTTTTTTTATCCACAGATTATACAGTTTGTTTGGTTCTTCTTTATAACAGCCAATAATGATCATTGATCTTTCACGACTCAATAAGTTCATCATTTGAAAGAACAAACCTTTTTCTTGACCTGTAGTAATATATTGATTGAGACCATTCTTTGAGATTCGAGTGAATGTGTCTACTGTCGATTCTCCATAAGCATCTCTTGAGCTTTTTAGTTCAATTAAACATTCATCATCAACAATATCACAAATATATTGATAAGGTGTTTGTCTACTTGATTTCACATGAGGGAAGTATTTCTTAAGTTCACTTAAGAAGTATTCTTCAAACTTCAATCCAATTGTATGATTGATATTAACTTGATTCATGTCAGTTCTCCTTGTCAGTTTATCTCACATAGTCAGGAGGAAGAAGCTCCCCTGAGTTGGTCTTAAGAATCAGTTGGAACTTATTGAGCTTGATATGGAATTGTCGCTGATAGCTCTTGAGCTGGCCTTCAATTAAGACTGTGTCATTGGCTGATATTTGTGGCCCAATGATCTTGGCTAGATTGCCATAAATCCTCACTTCATGAAGTTCAACATCAGTCTTTTGCTGACCATCGATAATGTACTTATCAATAGTCTCGACCATGACTTCAAGGTAAGCTGAGAACTTAGTCCTCTTCTCTTGCGGATGAGCTTTGACTTTGCCTATTAACATTATCGAGTTGATGCTTTTCGACATATTCGATCTTCTTTCTGAGTTCATACAACCGACTAGCGAAGTAGTCAGCTGTTTGGCTTGCTGTGGGTAGGTGTCTATTTTCTGTCCAAAAGTTGAAGTAAGTTTGAGCCACTGCAAGCTCTGCTCTGAGCTTTTCGATATTCTTCAAGGCCAATCTCCATTAAGATTCGTATTACAGAAGAAGGCAATCTATGCTCAAGAGCAGCGATCTCCTCCAATTCTCGCTTAGTATCTTGATCTATCCTGAAGGCAACAACTATATTTTTCTTTTCAGTCATGACTCTCTCACCTTTTGTTTACTTTATTAACAGTGTGTAAACTAAGAGTGTGACAAGAGAAAGTAAAAAAACTTGGAAGGCGAGAAAAAAAGATAATATGTTCGGCTTCTCACAATTTAAGGTCCCAAGTCAAAGTTGGTTAAATTGAAACCTTCCAAGTTCGCAAGTAAATAATGGTCAAACAGCTTAGACACAGTCTCAAAGGACTGTCAATCAATAAACTCCCCATTCTGACATATTTGCTCCATTACTTCTTCGGTCTTGTCCTCTCATCTGAATTGGAGAACCAAACATGGCCTTGAGTCTCGAAGCTCCTGCTTTGTTCTTGTTCAATGCTTTCTCGAAGAGTTCTTTTGGAGTGAGATTGGTAGTCATGACAATGGCAAGCTTTCCGGCAGCCCATCTTTCATAGATTCTTTGAATCATGTCAATGGTGATACTCTTGAACCATTCAGTCATGTTTGCACCACCACCAATTCCTCCAAACTCATCAAAGAGAAGAAGGTCAGTATTAGCAAGCCAATGATCAAGAGGATTGTCATCTTTGCCTTTGAAAGTTCGTTTAATATCATCAATGAGTTGAGTGTGAGTTGTGAACATGACTCGATGATCAGAGAAGACAGCATGACGAGCTAGAGCATAAAGCAATGAAGTCTTGCCATTTCCTGGAGTTCCCCAAAGATAAATCGAAGGAGACACTTGTGATCTTTCGCTTTTTGGTGAGTTGAGCCAACTTGTCAATTCGAGGACTGCTTTGAATTGTTGATCACTATCCCACTGATATTTATCCAAGTGCATTCCCACCGCATCACAGGGAAGTTGAAGATCATTGAGCTTCTTGAGTCTTCGTCTTGGTCTTTCGCAATACTTGCAGATCGTTGCTGTTCTATTGCCTAGCTCACAAGTTGAGTAAATGAAGCCTTCTCCGCACCGGCCACAATATGGAACTTCTTTAGTTTTGAAATAGGCTGATGATTCATGGACCATGTTGTTCTCTTCGAGGTTGTCATGGTTTAGATGGCGAAAGTCTTTCAGCTCAACCTTTGGTCGATTGGCCTTCGGCATTTCTGCTCGTAATCGTTTAAGCTCTTCAAGGTGTCGAGTGATCTTACCTACTTCTTCAGCTAAGCTTTTCATTGGTTGTCATCCTTGTCAGTGTCAGAGTTGTTGTTTTGAGGAATAACACTCATAAGATCATTATGTAAATGATCTCCCCAGAGTTCATCGTCAGGTACTCCCCAAGCTTCACCATCTTCAAAAGTTTCCTCCTCCATTAGAGCTCCTAGTGAAGTATTTATTATTGTATTTATTATTGTATTCTTATTGTTCTCTATTGATAGTGACAACTTTCTGTGGTCACCTTTTTCACATTCTGTTGTCACCTCCTGACCACATTCTGTTGTCACCTCCTGACCACATTCTGTTGTCACCTCCTGACCACATTCTGTTGTTTTCTTCACTGCCTGCGTTCCGTTTATAATGTTCTCAACATTCACCTTGATTGGTGGAGCTGATGACTTACTTGATTTGAAAAAGTCTCTTTCAATGAGCTTGGCTTCTTCGAGTCTTTGAATTGATCGAGTGATCGACATTTGAGATACACCACACCTTTTGGCAAGTTCTCTTGTTGATACAGTCTTGTGACCGGCTTTGCTTTCCCAAGTTTTCCAATCAACTCTTCTGATAATGGCTCTTAATACGATCTTGGCCAAAGCTGGAATGTCTTTCCGTTCCATGACCAAGTCTGTCAGTTGTCCTTCGTTCATGTCAGTCTCCTTATATATATGAAGGTTGAAAAGTGAATATCATACTTTTTTTCAAATTGACATCATTTTTATTTGACATCAAGTTTTTTTGACATTAAGTTGAAAAAGTCCTTAATGATTAACTTGTTGATAAGGAGACAACATGAGATCAAACAAACGAAACAAACTAAAAGAAACAGTGAAGTTAAAGCTTCTTGCTGAACAAGCTGGAATCAAACAGTCAACTTTATCTCGTATTCTACACAACAGACAGAAGACAAGCTTAGAGCTTGCAACCAAGCTTGCAGCACTTGCCAACATCATGACTCTATCAAACACCTATGAACCAAAAGACTTTATGTAAGGAGAACTGACATGGACACAACCAATCTTTCAATCGCCTATCGAATCGAATTAATCCAAGCCAAGAGAAGACTTCTTGAAGCTCAAGCACAGAACCAAGACCAAGCTGAGAATGATGATCAAGAGATCAGTCAATTTGAAGAAGAAGAAAACCAATATCAAGATTCAGCCATCGCTCGATCTTTCAACCGCCAAAACTAAATAAAACAATTAATAAGGAGAACTGACATGATACCTGACAACCAATTCAAAGAAGACTTCATCACCGGCCTACTCTTAACCATAGGCTTTCTTATCGTTTATTATTCACTGCTTATTGGTGGAGCTTTCCACATTGAGCCTTCTCATGATTGTGCTCAACAAATTAAAGAAACACTCTCACCTTATCGCCAAGTTCAAATGACAGGTTCACATAACTACAATGGGATTCATGCTTGGTGTGAAGTCAATGTCGATACTTGGGAAGATACATTCAACCGCTTCAAAGCTTTACCTAGCTTCAACTAATAACTGACAAGGAGAACTGACAATGAAATCAATCTATATTCCAAACAACCTCGATGAAGCCAAAGAGATCGCCACTTTACTAGAACCACAGAAGGCAAGAGACTTGCTTCAATGTCATGCTGCTTTTGGTCACCACTTCAACTTTGATATGGGCCTAGTCCAAACTCAATCTTTTTGCTTGCGAGGTAAGGCGAGTCTAACAGCTGATGCTATGGCAGGTATATGCCGAAACTCAGGACTTGTTCGCTTCATGAGAATTGCCACTTGGGATGTTCAACACTGTAAGATGGAGTTTGCTCGAAATGATGAGCCTGCTGATATTGTCCACACATTCGTCTACACTTATGAGATGGCTCAAGCTCAAGGCTTAACTAACAACAGAAATTGGAAGCAGATGCCACTTCAAATGCTTCGTTCAAGAGTCTTGACGATGGGCTTAAGAGCGATCTTCCCGGACGCTGTTTCAGGCATCTACTCAGCTGATGAGATTGCTGACAATACAAACATGAGTGATGATGAAAGAGCGATGATCTCAGCTGAATCACTTGGTGAAGAAATTGGGAATATGCCAACACGACAAGCCAAAGCTCGACCAAAGCAAGAGCAACCGAAGCAAGAGCAACCGAAGCAAGAGCAACCGAAGCAAGAACCTCCAAAGCAAAAAAAAACTGAGGTAAAAGTTTCGAATCCTGTTTGGTCGTTCAATGATGAAGTCGAGTTTTGGGCTGTCATTGATGAGCATGGTATTCCAAAAGAAGAAGCTCAGAACAGATTGAACAAGCAAAAGATTGATCCTGCTGATTGCAGTGCTGAAGAGCTTGAAGATGTTTTCTATTCATTCATTAAACATCATGTTGTAAGAAGAGCTTGGGCTTCATTGGATAATTGGTGGAAGAGTGACAATGAGCAAATGATTGAAGGTGTTCACAATGGCTTCGTTGCTCAATACCCAGCACTTGCAGAAGTGCCGCCCAATGTATATGGACCAAGAATGAATGAGCCTGCTTATGCTGAGTTTGTACAAGAGCTGAATCGTTGTCCAAAAGAGTTTGAATATGAAGCTCGAAAGATGCTGACATATATGAAGAAGAATGATTGGAGCAAAGTGAATGAATACTTCACTCTTTTAGATAGCTGATAAAGACACACCATTCTCTTCAAGGTAGTCAATGCCTGCTCCTTGACCTTTAGGACACCACACACGAACAAGGCCAGCATGATGAATCAGCTTGGCACACATGAGACAAGGATCACAGTTCACAACTAACCACTTATTCAAGGTGCTGTTCCCTGTTCTTGTAGCGTTTAAGATAGCGTTTGCTTCAGCATGATGGCAGCCAATATCATTCTGAGTTCCTGACTCAATGCACTGAGTGACACGCTTGCAAGTCAAGCCACCACACAAAGCTTTTTGGCTTCCTCTTGGTGTTCCATTATAGCCTTCACTGATCACAACATTGGTCATTGGATCAATGATGACCGCTCCAACTTTTCTTCGAGGACAAGGCGAACTTGAAGCAATTAGAGTGCATTGAGCTATTCGAACTCTAAGGTGCTTATCCTTCATTGACTCTTTCCATTGGAGTATTGAGCAAGTTCAATCTTCTTCGAGCTGTTTTACTTTCGAGTAAAAGACTTAATTGCGTTTCTAGTCTAGCATTTGATTCCATCAGTTTATTGAGCTTTACATTGATCTCAATGAGTTGGCTATCAACTCCAGCCGCTCTTGTTTCTAAGCTCTTGATCTGTTGCTTCATCTTACCAAGTTCTTCGGCTTGACTAGCCTTGTCTTTGGTCGAATTAAACCAAAAGACCACAAGAGCCAAAACAGTTCCAACATCAAGAGCATTCATGTCCATGAGATTCTCACTTTACAATTATAGTTATAGATACTGCTGACAATATGCCAAGCGTGATTGTACTCCATAACAATAACTCATTCTTAAAGCGAGTTGAATCAAGTTCATCTTCAATGGTCTTCAATCGAGTCTCATAAGCTGAAATGAGTTCACCTTGTCTTGACTCTCGATTGATCGCAATATCAACTCTCATCTTCATTTCATCAACACACTTATTGACTGCTGAAGTGATCGCCCACTCACAAACACCAGTCTCACCTTCGATGGCTGATTTCAATCTCACGAAGTCATAAGGCGACAAGGCCAAGATTCTCTTATCGAGTACATGACCAGGAAGAAGCTTCTCAGCTTCAATTAGATCATGGCCATGACCAAGCCAAATTGCAGTTGAAGGAATGTCACTCATGGGAGACAAAGGTGAGAAGAATAAAAGCAAGCTAAGAAAGATATTCATTAGTCTTCACACATGATGTCTTTATAAGTGTCGAGTGCTTCTTTGACATTCTCATCACAGATCAGCTTGCAACTTTCAAGTGTAAGCTTACCAACTTCAATGGCTGAGTCTTTGGCTTGCTTCTCTCCACACTCTAAAAGCTTTTTTTGAAGTCGGTCGATCTCAATGACTTGATCAGCACAAAGAACAGTTGGGTCTTGATAGCCAAAGACAAAGCCAAGAAAGCCACTCATTGCAGCAATAAGAACCATGACTGTATAAGCGACATGATCGCCTTTATTATATAAATAGTCCATTATATCATCACCACTGTGACCAAGTCGCCATCAGCAAAATCAACTTTATCTTGACCTAGTGTTTTTGGCATTAACTGTGCAATGGGGCTACCATTGACTGTCGCTGTCAATCTGTCTCCATTTGCATATAGATCAGAGCCTTGCCAACTTGCTGAACCTTGCAAAATAACATTCAAACAATAACCATGAGTTGTGATCTCAGCAATGTGCATAAGAGTTGGATCATCCATTGATACAGCTGATTCAAAAACTTTAGAAACGATTCCAATGATTCGGCCTGTTGTTCTTGCTGTAATTAAACCTTGATCATCAAATTGAGCCAACACACCTACCTGCAACCCAGCTACACATTCATTAAGAAATTGCATTTATTTACCCTACCTTTCTTGCTAAGAGCTTGTACTCTTGTCGATCTGCTGTCGAGAAATTAAACCGATAATATCCACTGCTAAATAC